CGAGGAAGTTATTAGGCCCAACACCATAGGACATTGGAACAGTACCAATGACGTCTCCCTTTTTCCAATTAAGGTATCTGAGTCTTAGATTGACTCGAGACGAACTGCTACAATTAGACCGTGAAGTTTTAAATCACAGCTCCTATAGTGCGCTTCATAATAGAACACCCCGGAAGGCTAGGCTTCCGGTAGACCGAGGATTATCTCTAAACATCGGCTTGACCAAAGTAGGCATTGCCCCTTGTAAGTGTCGAGTTAGGAACAGTCACTGCGATAATTCCGCCAGCAACACCAGTATAGGTGTAGAGGCCAGTTGCTCCGGTTGCAGAACCGTCGAGCGAAATGGCGTTGATGGCACACCCAGGGGGTGAATCACCAGCGATAATGACCTCTAAATTGGAAACATCTATACCAGTCCCAAGAAAAGAGAAAGAAACATAGCCTTGCCACTCTCGATTGAGAGTGATTCGGGCATCCTGGTTACTCAGATTAGTAGTAACTAGTTCTAGGGTGCCGACTATGTTATCAAACATGGTAGCGTTAGTATTACCTGTAGCTCGCGCATAAATAGCATTGAGTACCGAAAGGTCATTCAATTGCGGAGTCATGAGGCGAATAGTATACCTAACGTAAAGTTCACCTACCACGCTTGTATCTGTTTGTCCCGATGTGCAGACAAATAGATTTCCGACGTCGGTAACAGCACTGTTACCACCAGTTCCACGCCGGACGAAATAGGTCTTTCTCTTACGGAGATCCTCCGCTAAAGACATATGTGTGCAAGAAGACCAAGTCGGACTACTAACAGAACCTCTATAGGACATCACCTGTTTCTTAGAAATAGGGGGATTATCAGTTGGATCATAATCGATTGCGACTATAACCTTTCCTGTAGAGATTGTGTTAGAAGAAGTTTCGTATTGAAACTCCAGCCTCTCGAACACATATGACTCATATGCCGTTGCTAATTGACTCAACCATGGGAAGATATCAATTACCCCCGGATTAATGCGGAAGAGACGAGCATCGAAGTCAACGGAGCCAGAGATGTCAGATATCAACTCTCTATGGCTAACTAGGATGTCTCCGTTTGGGAAACCTCGAGATTGGGGTTTCGGGACACGAGTGACAACACCCTTAGAAACTGGGGCACTGACACTCTTATTTTGGCCTCGATTTTGGGAAGCCTGTTTCTTAGATTTGGCAGATTTAGCTCTGCCAGGCTTTGTTTTCGCTGAATTATTCATCGTTGTATGGGATACCTCACGATATTGGAGGGACTGTACATCAGTTTGAACGCCACAAAGGCGAATAGAACTCACGAAGCCAGAATCAATGACGGGCGGTTTTGCACTGCATCTATCTCGAAATCTTCGATTTTGTCCTACTTTCTCTGTAGGAACGCTCACCCGTGCAGTCTCTAGGCCTTTAAGATCATAAGACCTACTTAGCACGGAACAAGCCGTTTTGGGTGATTTAATCAAACTGACCCCATGGATTAGTTTAACGACATAATCCAGGTCGTCCAGCGGTACAAAGCATATCCTCAAGAACACAGCCATCGGTTACTTTATAAAATAAGTGCCGGGATGCGAGCTAAAGGGTATAGCTTGAAAGGACATCCTCTTCTTGGACATAGGAGCGGGATATGTTATTGACTCAAAAACATCACTAGTGTGGTTTTTGATATCCCATGGAGCGCTGATCATCTTATTAAAATCAGCAATATCATATCCAGGAAGAGGACGCTCTGATGCGAGTTCAACAGAACCGTGAATCGAGATTTTGTCAATACAAGATTGCATAATGTTGACCTGAGCTTTGGTTAACACTGTTGAGAAACCAACCGGTTTTTCTATACCAAAACCACCAAGGTGGATTGGGAGAAAGAGATTACGAGTGAAAAGGGTGGCATGGCCATCCCTGAACATAACACCCATAGTCTCATTTGCCATATCTTCTTTATGGTAAGAGATGAATTGTTTTAATAATTCAGCCTGCTTACCTGGCAAAGCACCGGAGATAATCTCGTTGAGGCAGCTAATCAAATTAGGCCGTTCTTCCCCAACTTTAATGTCATAGTCTAAGAGCATTTGTGACATTCTCTTGTAATTGACAACTCTAGAGTCCCATTTAGTTGTCTCCCCTATAAGATGACGATGATAATTGTCATTACGAGCTCTCTTACCTAAATCACACAAATACTTGTAATTATTGAAGGATATATCATTTCTATATAAGTAGAAATCTTCAATTCGGTAAGGGATAAAATCATCGTCTTTATCAATGATACCAGCATCGCCTTGAACCTTATGTTGACCAAAGAATAATCCGGTGTTCAGATAATTAATCTGCCACGGGCTCTCTTTAGAGCGAACTCGGATGAGATCACGGTTAAGACCGGGTAGTCCTAAGGTGTCCCAAGGATCAACAAAGCGTTCAGACATAAACCAAGGTGTATCATAGTCATCAGGTTCGTATTGATCATACAAATTCCTGATATTATAATGGATACTAGTAGAGTTTATGTTAATGTAGGTATCATGGAGGTAAGCCTTTCCTTCAGACATTTCAAGACCAAGTTTCTTTCCTAAAGAGACATGTCTGTCCCAAAGAGAAGGATTAGCAGCGTAGACCATATCATCACCGTTAACTAAAACGTGAGAAAGGCGTTGCCAATCAGTCCAAAACTTTTGGTAGTCTTTTGTAACTAGAAGGTAAAGACCAAGGTTACAGAGACAAAGAATCAAAAAAGAAAGGATTCCTCCCATCAATTGACCATTTGTCATTGTTCCCCAACGGTGGACGCTTATACGTCCATCGTCACCACGAACAGGGTAGAAGAGTTCGTGAGGACCAAGAGAATAGCGAGCCATCTCCTTGTCACGAAACCCTAAATGAGCTATTACTCTCTCAAGAACTTGAGAAGAGTATTTGTAGGATAACCCGTCAGTTGCATTACTATAATCGATAGAAAACCATTTATCGGTATTAGGATCGATCTTCTGCGTTAGGTCAATGAGATCGGTAGGACAAAAGGGCCTACCTATTAACCTAAAACAGGGCATCTGTCGGAGAATATTATGTAAGTTCTTCTGAAGACACTTATTATAATATTGTAAGTAAGATTCCTCCTTAGTAATTATCCTACATTTATTCGGTTCAAGTATCGCTTGAACAGTGCACTTAGGCCACCTTCCTTTCTTTCCAAAGAAAGATCGAGAGGCGTTTATATTCTGGCAAGGTGCACCGCCAAACGTTGCATCAAGAGTTAGATCCATGAACTCTTGCGTAAATTGGAGGGATTTCCATTCCTCCTCCCCACATGTCCTACGGTTCTCTTGGACATAAAAGTATTCAACTTTACCATCGACATTAATAGATCGAGGTATTAGTCTCATACTGAAAAGATCATCAGTGAGACGACATTGGTATGCTTCCTTAGTGGGGATTAGACCCTTTTTGATAAGCTTACGATCACGCTTATCAGGAAAAGCTTGTTCGAAGAGATAACCTTGTTGGCCTCTCTTCTTACGAGTCGATTCATAACTAGCTCCAGTTGATGGAATGAATTCATCGAAAGAGTGGGATTTAACCATACTCTCTCGAAGGCTAACACTTATCTTATCTAAAAGACGAGAAAAAGTGGAGTCATTAAACAGCTGTTCAATAACTTCATCATCACCAGGATCCGGGCTAGTTAGAGTCGCAAAATGCTTCTCATAGCAACTCTCAACAAAATCCTCGGAAAGAGGGAGAGTTGCCCGCTTGCATTGGAGCCAAGAATACCATAAATGCGTATTCCTCCGATTAAAGCAAAATCTTGCTTTCATCCACCTCTTAAGATCACCAGTTGGTTTAAAGAACTCAACGGGTCGAGGGGGGGGCGGATTCTTAAGGTATCGAGACATTGGGTACGCTAGGAGATATTTAACCCTAGTGAGCCATTCTGTCTCAAGATCAACCTTAAGATGGGATGTTACCTGGGCACACATTAAACGTCTAATTTCATTAGGCGCTTTATGATGTCCAAGTAGCAGGTCTAATCCGCGGATGACTGCTTCCGTACGTTGGTCTATTGACGGCGTACCAGGTACGGCTGGTAACACCGTAGTGGGGACCTCCCCACTCTCTGTTACTTTAGTCTTACTAAATCTATTATGAACCGATTTTTCGGAATTTAAAGTAAATGGATTTTGCTCAGGGGTAACAACCTTGCGATTGTCACGCGTGACAGTAGTAAGAATACTTCTGGG